CAGACTGTAATACAGCTCATTGGACCGCACCGTTTCCCCGTCGATGGTCGCCTCAAAGTAGACCAGCAGCGTGTGGGCCCCGTGGCTCAGTCCCTCGATGGTATAGCCCAGCTGCCGCCCGCTCACGGTCACGGTTTCCGTCCCGTCCGTGGTCCCGTCCACGATGAAATACACGGTCTTTTCCACCGAGCCGATGGGGGTATAGGTGTATTCGATGTCCGCCCCCGCCGCGAAGGTGCCGGAGGTGTCGAAGTTGCTTTCCAGCCGCAGTTCCACCATCGTCACGGTATAGGTGATGGTCTTGGAGTTGTCATACACGTCCGCGATCTTCACCTTGACCTTGTTGGTTCCGGCGGTCAAAAATCCGCTCACTTCCACGGAAACAGCGCCCTGGGCCACGTTCGCCGTCTTTTTCAGTGCCCCGTTCACGGTCACGGTCATGGTGCCGTCCCCGGTCGCCAGCCCATCTTCCAGGCTGGACCAGGTGAGCTGCAGCAGGCATTTGGAGCTGGTGCTTATGGTCCGCGCCAGCCAGCCGGTGGTGTTGGTCACGGTCAAAACGGCGTTGTTGCCTCCGCCTCCGCCGCCTCCGCCGCCCCCGGCTACCAGGGGGATGCCGTTTTCGGACCTGACGCCCTTATAGGTCGGGTACACATACCCGGTTTCTTCGTCCTGCTCCAGTCCCAGATCGTCCACGTCTACCAGCACGGACGCCGCCGGTGCCCGGCGCAGGGAGTGCACGGTTTGCCCGCCCTCCTGTTCGTCCTGGGTGACCAGGATATAGCCGGTCTGCTCGTCCACTTCCTGGACGGTTTCCGTCTGGGTGATCCGTTTATACGCCATGTTGCCCTCCTTACAAAACCATCAGCTTGACGTGGCCCTCGTCCAGCCGCGCCATGACCCTAAACCGGGTCCGTTCCGCCGAGGCTGTGGCGATGCCGTCCGCGCCGGGCGCCGCCCAGCCGCCCGGCTGGCATGTCCCGTCGTCCACGGCCACCAGCTTGCCCACCAGGCCCACCGCGTCACTACCACCTCAACCACTGTCTCCTCCGTTTCCGGATCAATACGTTCGATGGTTTCATCCGGGACCTCAACATCTTCCCAGACGGGAGTTCCGTAAACGTCCGTCAGATACATTCCCTGCCACTGGTCGTCATACACGTCACCGCAGACTGAAGGCCGGCCCGAAACAATGCCGAGAATAAAGGAATCCGACGGCCCTGCCAGCGAGATTTTATCCCCGCGCAATGTCACGAAGCGCCCCCTTCTGTCTTCGGCCTCCGGGTTGCCGTCCTGCCATTCAAACATCTCGGCATAGTCCGCGCCGGTGGCGTAGGCAGCCACGCCATACACGCCGGTGGGCGTGACCCGGAACGCATTTGCGCGGGCGTCATCGGCTGTGCCGCAGCCTACCAGGAACAGGGATGCGTTGTCCTCCACGTTGTACTTCCCGATGGCCGTTTGTGCATCGCCCGCCGCGATGGTCCCTTGCCCACCAGCGTGAGAATTAAGGCCAGATGCGGTTGTATCTACCCCCTCCGCATGGCTGTGCCGTCCCGAAGCTGTAGCGCGTAGTCCCTCCGCGTGAGCCGCTTCTGCATATTGTGTCGTTTTTGAATACCATCCCTCTGCGTGACTATGACTGGCCGCAGCCTCTGTCAGATACCCTTCTGCATGTGCGCCAAATCCTCCGGATGCTTTTGCCATATACCCTTCCGCGTGGCTTGCGTTGTTCCCGGTCGCTTCACAGAAAATGCCTTCTGCGTGAGAACCGTTCCCAGTTGCCTTGCTCTGGCTGCCTTCCACATGGCAGTCTGCTCCGCTTCCCTCGTTCGAAAGGCCTTCTATCGTCGCTCTGACCCCGACGGTCGTTCCGCTGGCTTTCCCTATTTGGATATAGCCGTTACTGTTTCCGGTACCTCCTCGATCGGCCGATAAAATACCTGAATTGATGTCGCTGGCTGCGTGGTTGTGGCTTGCCGCTGCCGCCCCGATGTCGCTGAGGACTTGGGCCGGTGTTTTCTCCGTCATGGCGTTGGTCCCATCGCCTACCAGGTAGCTCCCTGCGGTTACAGACCCCTTCCCAGTCCCGCCCCGCGCCACGCCCAGGGTCCCGGACGTGACGTCGCTTGCCGCGTGATTGTGTACGGCTGCCGCCGCTCCGGCTTGGGTGTAGGTGACGCTGTGCGGGTTGCTGGTGTTCGCCAGATGGGAAATCAGGTCCCCTACAGCCTTTTTCAGCTTGCCGAAAATGGTTTTCAGTGTCTCGCCGCTGTTCGGCTCCGCCAGCGTGGAGGCTTTTGTGAAGGTGACAACGGTATCATCCGGGGCGGTGTTTGGCACGTTGCCCAGGCCCACCTGCTCCTTGGTCACGCGATGGGGGTTAGTGTAATCGTGGATATGATCCGCCAGCTCCCCCTTGGTGGCGTACAGGGCTGCCGCGTCGATGGTCGCCGTGATGGTCGCCATGTCCGCCACATACACCTGCACGTTGTAGGGCATTTCCAGCATCCGGTCCGCAAAGGCCGGAACATAGTCCGCCACTGCGCTGTCCGTGTACTCGTATGCATACAGGATTTCCGCCGATTGGTTGGTCGGGTGCCGTGCGATGATCCCCAGCTCCGTTGCCCGGAACCCGGTTGTAATACCCTGGTTAATCAGGGTCGCTGACAGGATGGCATAGCCGTTTGCCGGTTGGGTGGTCACAGCCACGTTGTTCGACCGCAGCTTCTGGCTGGTCAGGGCCGCCGCGTTCGGTCCTGCGTTGGTGCCGTCCCCCATGACCAAAGCCTTGAACACCAGGTTCACGTCGCCAGCCAGCGCCCGTGTCAGAAGGTCAATGCCATCCGGGGTCAGTTTCATGCTCATTTCGATTTCTCCTTTTTACAT